GTTGCAGTCTGTATAAGAAGTGGTCAAGTAGAAGACAAACAAATAGTAGAATATATAAGATTACAACCTGAGTTTGAGCAATGGTATAAGGATAGATATGAAAACAAAACTAAAACAACTGTAGGAGTATTGAAGCCATGAAGTATTTATTACTATTAACTTCTCTCTCTTTAAACATATCATATGCTGACGTAACTGGCAACCTAATTAGCAATGGTACATTTGACAATAGCTCGACAAGTTGGATTACATCAGGTGATGCACAAGTTGTGAATGATTGTTGCCCAGGTGGGAATGACTTTGAGTTTGGAGACATAGGATCTATCGAACAAGACTTCAAACTATACTCAGACACTATCACTCAACCCATGCTTAACAATGGTATTACTCTCAACAGCACAACAGAGTGGCAGAATGGTGAGGGCGGTGAAGGTGGTTGGGCTGGAAATGAAAGAGGTGGTGCTGATAGCTTTACTGTGCGCCTACAAATTAAAGATGCTCTTGGCAATATACTTGCTACAACTACGCAAACCCGTACTGATACGACAGGCATCAATGGTGTTAATTATTCAGATAGTCTTACATATACAGGGACGGGCAGTAGGGTGGGCAATCTATATTTAAGTGGTGAAGATGCTAATGCACCTGATAATCTTGGTGGTCCCAATGTAGATAATATATCAGTTACGATGACATATGATCCAACAGTATTGAGCATAGCTGAGACAGCAATTATAGCCACAGCATTTGAGCAGATAGAAGAAGTACTAACTATGGTTAGTCCAGAAGAATTATTTATATACGAAGAATTTATAGTAGAAGAGTTTATACCCTTTGAAGAACCACAGATATTAACTGAAATGTTTAGTGAGGTTTACATTCAAGAGGTAGCAATAGAAGAAATAAACACAGGTGTTATTAATGTATTTACATTAGAACCACCTGCTGAATTGGAGGTAGCATATGAACAGACAATCGAAGAAGTCCCAACAGAAATCGAAGTCGAAGAAGAAAGAGTTGAAGTTGAAGAAGTTACAGGAAGTACCGAAGAAGCTAGACCTATCGAATCAAACACTGAGCCTGAAGAAATCACAGAAGTCGCAGAAGTTAGAGAAGAATCCGGAAGTGAAGAAACCTCAGTCGCAGTCGAATCAAGCGAAGACACAGGAATGGAAGCCACATCCGAAAGTACAACCATTGTCAATGAAGATGAGAGTGTTGCAATTATGGAACAAGATGATGTCACTGTTTCGGTAGCAGATATTACTAGACAGATAGATCAAACTACAGGTACCGTTACCCAAAAGCTTGAGCAAGTTAACTTGTTAGTAGCTAAAGCTATAGCAAGTTCAACATCTGTTGACAGTTACAGCAATGTGAATCAAAATATATTTAGAAATCAGTTAAACATTTATGGTGGTAATTACAATGAGACCAGAAACTATATTGATACTAGAGATATATATGCTGACATTTCTTTTGGCAATCAAGACATCGTTCAAAAATATCAAAAGAAAGTTGAAGAAGCTACTGACAATAGGATAAGAGCAGAAGAACATCTAAGGAGGATACGTGGATATTAAAACAATAGCAGGGATTGTAGGTTTAGTTATAACTATTGGCTCTCTCTTTGTATTTCAAGGTCAGTTAATACAGAGGATTGATGTGTTAGAAGCTAAGTCTGCTCCAGATATTAAACCTCTGGAACAAGACATAGCTATTAATAAAGCAGAAATTGCTGTACTCAAAGCTAAAGTAGAAGAGATTAAGGCTCGATCTGATAACCCTCTTCGCTAGTAGAGTTGTAATATTCTAATAGTTCTAGCTCAGTACCATGTTTCTTTTGCCATGGTTTGGTACCACCATGTATCCCATGCTCAGGATGTTGATGGTGATTCCAGCAGAGTGGAATGAATAATTTACTTCGCTGTCCCATTCCCATGCCTGTTCTCAGGTGATGAATGCTTGCTTCTGTAAATCCATAGCCCTCTCTTTTGCAAACTACACAGCCATATACTTGTGCCATGTAGTTCATTATTTTTTTTTCTTTCTTGTTGCTACTCATGTTTGTTGCTGTCTGCCTTACGCCTTATCTTTCTATGACCAGCTGGATCCATATCAAGATGTGCATTTTTAATCAAGACATCAACAATCTTGTGAGCATGAGAGATAGCGGAGAGGTTACACCCCTCCTTTATCTCACGATAAGTAGGGCTTATACCCGTAGTATCTATATACTGTTCAATATATTTGAGTACGCCTAGTTGTATCGGTGTCATTGTTCCTCCTAGAACGGTGGTTCGTCACCATTAAATACTGATTTTATTTCTTCTACATTAGACTTGTCTTGCTTAGACATCTTGTCACCTAGTAGTTGTATGTTGTGTCCATAGTTTACTTCTATCTGAGGTATGATGTGGTCGTCATCTTTTCTCCATGACGTAGCCAATCCCTCTAGATATATCTGTTTGCCTTTGACCAGATATGGATGTAGATGTTCAACAAGTTTCTCGTTCCATACAGTAACGTTGTGCCAGTCAGTCACTTCTTCTCTACCTTTCATACGATTAGTAGCTAGACTAAACTTCATGTACTGTTTGCCACTGCTTGAATCTTTAAGCTCGGCATCTTTGCCGAGCCTCCCTATCAAACATACTCTGTTTAAATCATTTGCCATTTATTTTTTCCTCCAATAGTTTAACTTTTTTATTACCAACAGGTTCCTTAAAGTCATCAGCTTCAGCTTCTGAATACAAGTAAGCATGAGCATTCAATAGTTTTAAGATACATCTATCTACTGCTCTCTTCTCTGCCATTGCATATGGATAAGAGTTCATTGTATTTTGTTTACTGCTTTCACCTAATGATTCTACAGTTCTGTCACCTAGTGTAGCTACACACTTAACAACAACATCTGGATTAAAATTAAGTACATCTAGTTTCCATGTAATGTTGTCTTGAGCTGCTACTTTTTCTAGAGCATTGTGTTTAATTATCCACGTAGTTTTGCCACCTCTTTTAAGATCCCAGAAGTCTGCACTACCTAGCTTGTAATCGCTTTTAAATTTAGCAATCAATTGTTCTGTATAGTTACTCATCTTTGTCCTCCTTTAGACTAATGATTCCACGTTTGTTTAATGATATAGATACACCTGCGCCATATACTTTACGATGCTTGGTCTTATCTAATCTGTTTTTTAAATTATCTTTATGTTCATTGTGTTGTATAACAAATGGTTTAGTAGCTTTGTATAGCTTTACTTGTTCTAAGAACTCATCATCTTTACTTAAGTCTATTGACTTTAATCCATTGATAGCAATGTCATCTGGCTTTGGTGTTACCGGTAACTCTACATCTATTGGCTGTTCATCATTGACAACACAGTCCCAGATATAACTAAGGACTTTGAACAATCGTTCTTGGTCACCCATGTCACTGTCTATTACACCATGTTCCCATTTGTTATTACCAAAGATAGCTGATAGATACATCCACGTTTTACCAGTATGCATCATATAGTGTTGCATCTGCCAGTAGTTACGTTCAGCTAATACATCAAAGCGATTGCCATGATATGTATGCTTACATTCTACTGGCATTTTTTTATTAGCTGTCATGCCATCGAGATGTGACATCAACCATGCAGGGTGTACCTCCTCGCTGTTTACATTTACGTCTCTTATTATTTTTTCTTCTAACTCATATTCTAAAAAGTCTAAGTTAACTTTTTCTGTAGCAACACCCACTTGCACTGCTATATTTTTAGAGAGATCATCAGGTTCTTTACGACCTGTCTTCTCTTCCCAGACAGATTGCCATTGTCCATTCATAATTCTTGTTGAATCTGAACCACCAATGCCACGCTTTCTGTCTTCTATTTGTTCTGCTGTTAACATAATGTCTCCTATGTTTGTTCTATAATTATACTACTTATCTTCTACATTATCTAAGTATTTGTTGTGTACTTTTTGGTCACCTTGCATCCATACTTCTAGTCTCATAAAATTTTTAGTCATCTTGTATAACCAATCATAATGTTGTACATACATTGGTTCACATCTATCTATAAAATCTTTAGGTACTGGTAGTCTAGGATATGGATACTCTCTGATAATACTTTCAGTGCAGTGATCTATAATAAATTTTGGATACTCGCATAGTAAATCAAAGTATCTCGTCAATCCTAAATCATCTGGCACTTTAACCTGGAACGTACTAGCTATAGTCTCGAGACATATAGCCACGTCCTCTCTAGAACATGGCTTCATATCTGCACTACAACTAGTTAAGATATCAGGTGCTATACCATCAGCACGGTCAGTCTTTGCAAACTCTCTTGTTATTCCCATCTGCTTCTGTATCTGTTCGCTTCGCAACACTAAGTATTCTACGCCTCCTTTTCTGAACTGAATCGGTACTTGTTGCAGAATGTCCTGTACTCTTGTCGTTACGGATACGGTACTCATCTGCTCTACGGATCCAATTCCTAAACGTTGCTTCCCAATTTGCAGATACGCCTCCATTGGCAAGGTAGTAATCAACGAACTTATCTTTTTCATAACGTACATTTACCTCCGGACATGCTGATAACATGTCCAATATTGTTTGTTTGTTGGGCATCCAACCCTCTTTCATTTTTGTTTTCATTTGCATTCCTAAAATAATGTGTGTTGTTCTCTGTTGTTATAAACGATATCGTTCAATACTGTACTTGCAACAGCAACCCACTCATCACGCATTGATTGTTTGTGTCTACTCCAGATGTCTTCATACTTGTGAGGTATGGCATATCTAAATGATAATGTAGTTTGTTTAGGTGATACTTTGTATTCCCAAACACAACCACCGAATGGTTTGTAATCATTATCATTAGAGATGATAGTGCTTGGTATATCTTCATGACATATACAGCCACGAAACTCCAAGCCTGTTTCACCCCATGATACTGCTTGTATATCAATAAAGATATCACTTGCAGGTATAGACTTAGCTTGTCTCATAGTAGCTACTAAGTCTAACCCTTTCCATTTGAAGTAAACAATCCTAATTGTATTCATTGGTTTGTTTATTTCTTTCGATATCTAAACATCTTTGTAAACTAGTACCAGATGTCCACATCTTATCTCTTTCAATCTTCAGTCCCATACCAACAGATGTTTCTTCTATCTCATCTATACTTACATAGCCATACTCTGCGTCAGTAATAGAACACAAACCAAATGCTACGTTAGTTTCTGGATCCAACTCAGATAGATACCAAGTGCCTAGTCCAATCGGATTGAATAGTTTGACAACACAATCAAAAGATTTTGTGCCATCTTGTTGCTCATGATTCTGAATCAGTTTCATTCGCTGTGTTTTTGTTAACAGTTTCATTGTTATCTCCAAGTG